GGTGCGGCCACTCGACCCCTTGCTTGAGGGCGAGCTACGGATGGACCTCTGGATTTACTATGCCAGCCAGCGCCCCGATCTAGACGAAAGCCTTATCCTCGATCTGCTCCAGGGCAAGGTCTACAAGAATGACAGACAGGTCCGGGAGCGCCATGTCTATCACTGCATAGACAAGGCCAACCCACGGATTGAGGTCATCATCCAGCACCGCGATCCATTGTTCGCTGTGGCAGAACTTCAAAGGCTGAAGGGGAAGTAGGTCAAACGAAAAGCGACCCGTACACCATGAGGTGCAGAGGGGTCGCCCGTAATGTCTGCATCGTATTCGGCTGAGGGAAGTAGGCCAAGGCTCACGCTTTGCCTTGGCTGCCTGGGATTACGAGGTCGGGGGACCTACCCAAGCTTGACGGGTCCATTGGTCCCGGAGCAAAGGCAACATAGTGTGCATCGAAGCCTAGTGCAACACAAAACTTTGCGGCCAACGGTGAGGCTAACCGTTGTCAGAAATTGTAGACCTCATCGAAACCCTTCAGCCAAAGCTTGTCATCCTGCGTCTCGCCCTGGGTTTCTGAGAAGAGGCCGGTCGCCTTGTCGTAGTAGAGGTTGGCTTCACCAATCTGCCCCTGCCATGCAAAGCGGCACTTCCACACATGGAAGATGGTCTGATCCATCTTGCGCTGGATGGTAAGCCCGAAGTCCGCACGATTGTAGTAGTGGGCAGAACCCGAGATGGAGTAGCCGGTCGGAACCCAGTCAGCCGAAACATTCATGGGCTTGGCCGGGTGGGCGATCAAGAAGAAGGTAACTTCTGCCCGTGCTGCGAACGTCTTAAACTGAGACAGCATCTCGTTAACACTTTCAGTATCAACGCCGCCGTCTTTTTTCTGACTGAGCTTGATGAAGTTCACGGGGTCCACGACTACGGCCTTCACCCCATCCCGGCGAACCGCAGCCTCAAACCTTTCGATAAGGCTTTCGACGGTCGGCATCACGCCTTCGTTGGTGAGGAAGGTCAGATGCTCATTCACCCAGCCAAGGGCTTCAAGCATCTCGTCCTCACTCATCCGGGGCGTCGGCCCATCCCCGAAGGGCTTGCCTGCCCGGAGAGAGATGAGCTTGGCAAGGTGAAGCTCGGGCGGATTCTCAAAGCTGGCATAGGCGACACGCCAGTTATAGCGAGCCATCGCGCTGACCAGCATGTTGTCGATGATCTGGGATTTGCCTGAGCCGGGCGTGCCCGTGACGATGACGAGATTGCCAGGGTTCAGCGTGAACAGTTCGTCCACGTTGGACCAGCCAGTGCTGGCGCCTCGGGGCAGGCCATCCCGGTAAAGGGTCTGCACCTTGTCCATGAAGTCAGCCGGTGAGGCCAAGCCTTCGACCGGCCAGCGTGCCGCATCAGCCTTGCACTTGGCGAGAGCTTCCTTGCCTGCCTTCAGCAGAACGTCGTTGGCGTCCTTGCTGCCATGAGGGAAGGAGACGCGCCAGCACTTCAGCTTACCGATACGGCGAGCCAGTTCCTGTGCGGTGGTCTCGCCCGGCCCGTCCATGTCCACCGCAAGGAAGACATTGGGCGCTGCCTTGATTAGTTCGTCATGATGCGACAGCCATTTCAGACGGGCAGTATCGTCGGCGGCGCCTTCGGACAGAGCCCCGGACGGGATGGACAGGGCAGGGATGCCTGCCTCCCAGAAGGACAGGGCGTCGATCTCACCTTCGGTGATGACGATATCCTGCCCCGGCTCGATCTTGTCAGCCAGGAACAGGGTCTGTGCGCTGCCGTCCTGGGTAAACTCTTTGGTGGAGATGGACCGCCACTTGATCGCCGTCACCCTACCTTGATGCCGGTAGGGGAAGCCGACCGCATCCAACTCGGTCGCAGATTTCTTGAAGAACTTCCTGCCTGAGCAAACGCCGAGAGACTTAGCTGTCTCATCGGAGATGCCCCGGTCTGCCATGTAGTCCAGGCCAGCGAAATCCAGATCGCCGGTCGTGTAGGTCTTGATCGGGACAACCGCAGTCACCTTGCCACCTCTTCCCATCGAACCGTTGACGCCGCAGTGGTGGCAATTCCAGAGGATGCCCGCCGCATCCTGCTTGATGGAAAGGGTAGGATCATTCTTGGTTTTCCTGTCCGGTCCACAGGCAGGGCAGGCTACCCGAGTCTGTCCATCCTTAGCTCTTGCTAGGATGTATTCTTTTTCAATGGCTTGCATCTTCTTCCCCCGAAGGACATGCAGGATACACAAAGAAGAACACCAACACAAGGTGTTTTAGATGTCTAAGACTACACTAGATATAGCTACAAGCTAACCTAAGAGACGCAACATATCGTTGGAGCGATATGTTGCGGCATAGCTAGTAGCCTAAGCTACCAGCCTATGACTGTGTGCCTGTACCTACCTGTTCTGCTGGGTTGAGGTAGCTTGAGGACAAAGTTCCCCCTTTGCGGGGGGAAACCTGTTCCGCCGGTTCCATCTATCGGTGAGCCGTCGTCAATCTGCATCGTGCCTTTATCAGCCGGGGACATCCTGTGAGGGCGGCATCAGCACGGAGTTCTGCCTTGCGGCAATGTCGGTCAACGCGAGGCCATGCAGACAACCATCGCGCTTCGTTCGGGACTTTCACCCGCCTTTCCACCGGACATACTTCCGGCTTCATTGTAGTGCGCCATGCCCTTGGCTATCGCGTTGCCTGCCCGGTCCCTATGGCCGACAGGTCGCCCCACACAGGGTGGGTGGCTATGAAAGCCCTTGACGCAGCCGGGTATGGTGGGGGATAGACGCACATGGCGTTTGTCGCCCACCCTGGTTCCGTCAGGGTGCATTTGAGAGGGCTGCCCGGCAAGGCAGCCCTTTCGCTTTTCGGTATATCCAGATCGCCCGACCGGACGCAAGGGCTTTTCCTGGGCGCGCTATCCCAGGGCAAAAAGCACAAAGGCGATGGCGCACAGGCCAATGGTCCAGCACACAGTGACGTGATCCACGGTGAAGATGGATCGGTGTTTGTAAAGCTGGCGGTTGGTGATGGCCCTGCCGTCGAGGAAGTCGAGGCTGATGAGCCTGTCTTTTTTGCGCGTCCAAATGCCGCTGCTGCCTTCGATGTACTGAAAGTTATTTTCGTGCAGCCAGACAGCCGCCTGCCTGGGAGTGTTGAAGGCCGCGACCGGGTTCCCCTGGAGGTCATCGACCTCAATGAACAGGTCGTTGTGCGGCACGTTCTGCGTCAGCCGGTGTCTGATTTGCACCTCAACCGCGTCGGTTCCGATCATCATCTTCAGTCTCTCCCTAGCGTTGGGTTTGGTTGGATTCGGACGGCCTTGTTTTCCCAAGACCAGCATTCGCCCGTGTCATCTTGGAAGCACACCCAAACGAGGTGATGCTCCTGGCTGTAGTCGATGAGGACGTGCGCCCATGCCTTCCCCTTCGGCGTGATGACGGGGATCGGTGGGTCCAGGCGCAACATGCTCATGATTCTTTGTCCGCATAGGGATTGCGGACGGCCCGGATCAGCGCCTCTGCCAGTTGCAGGGCCAGCGCCGGGGTCAGTGCGGCGTGCCTGTCATCTGCGAACTCATGCCCGTGCATGGCCACGATAATCTCGCCATCCCGGATGTAGGCGAATACCTCTTTCATCGGGGGCAGAAGGGCGCTCATCGCTTTGCGTCCGTGATGTTGTCTCGGAGGGCTTTGCTCAGAGTTTCGATCAGTTTCAGGGCCATCTCGGGATAGAGCGCGACGTGCAACTCATCCCTGACATCTACCGTCTGCAATGAGACCAAGATTTTTCCTCGGTCGGAGTAAGCAAAAACGTCTACGATTCCGCTCATTGGTCGTCTCCCTTGAGTGCATCTTCGGCTCGGTTGCTCATCCAGGCGCACACGCCACACCCGTCATCAATATCGAACACCATAGACGGAGGGTCTTCGATCTCTTGCAGGGCCTTCTTCATCCGGTCGCGCTCGGCCCGAAGGGCACGCAGTATGGCGGCTGTTGTCTCGGGCCATTCGCCATGAAGCGCGTTCTGAATAGCGCGCTCAATGGCCTCGTTGCTGGTGTCGGTCATTGGTCGTTCTCCTTGAGTTTGGCGCGAGCCTCGTAGTCTCGCCGCCACTTCACTAGCAGGCTGCTATCAGGAACATCATCGTCGTCCACATCGCCGGGTCGGCCATACTCCCAGCCCCAATACGAACGACACGCAGTGTCTGCGATCAGCAGGGCATTCCTCAGCCGGTCACGTTCTTCCATGACAAGGCCAAGCTGATCCGACGCATCGCGGCAGACCTCAGCCAGAAGAAGATGCCCCTTTCGCTGGGCCTTCTCGGCTTCGTCTAGCAAGCGGTCGATGATGTTGGTCATTCGCCGCTCTCCATGAGAGCGGCGCGTGCGCGCTCCATCGTTTCGGCCAATTCGCGCATTGCGTTTTTAAACCCGGAAGGTGTGTCGGTGGGTCGGTATTTGTATGCGTGCGTTGCGCTGGCGTGCAGATCACGCAGCGCGCCCTTCATTCGGTCGCGCTCGATTTCAAGCGTGCATATCCTGTTGCCCATCTGCTCACACGCGGCTGTCTTTTTGACGTTCTCGTTGCGCCACATATCGCGCTCGTTTTCGACGCGCGTAAGACGGACGGCCTGTTTCGCCAAGACTTCCAAGAGTTCAGCCCTGGTCGCGTTGTCTTCGTTCATTGATCGTTCTCCTTGAGTGCGGCACGGGCGATATCCCGTTGCGTCTCGGCCATGTCTTTGTAGTTGAGGCACATGCTCATGGTGATGCCGCCGATCTTCTTCAGCGCATCCGTCATTCTGTCGATCTGAGCCACCAGCTTATGCACGTCGGCGTCTGCAATGGTGCGGCCTTCAGCCAACCTCCATCGCACCAGAGTAAGGGTGTCCATCTCAGTCATGTTCGTTCTCCTTGAGTGCATCCTTGGCCACGTTGATGCAGCCAGCATGTCCGATCCGGCTGAGGTTCAGGCTTTCCCCATTCACTCCACTGCTGGCGATCTGCAAGAGCGCGCCCTTTAGGCGTTCGTTATCTTCCAACTGTGAGGCACAGGCATCGTGATACTCATGCCAAAGGGCATCCAGAAGCTTGACGCTCTCCAGCAGTCGGTCGCGTTCCGCCTCTGTCTTTTCAAGACTCTCGTGCAGGGCGAACAGCTTCTCATTCAGGGTTATGTTGGCGCGCTCGAACTGCTTGCACCACTCGTCTATCCCTGCCGCCGTCTTGAGTTGGTCGCGCTCGGCCTCAGCGCGCTCGGCCCGTTCGGCGTCGCGTTCGCATTGGGCGTCGGCGTTCGCGGCCTGGGCGCGTGCCGCGTCTCTCTCTTCCCTGAGCCGCACGATCTCGTCCGCTGCCATCAGCGCCACCGGGCTAACCATGATGCCGTTAATTTCCATCGGTGCGCTGAACACATCGAAGGATCGCAGTCGCTTCACGATATCAGTCACGGTCTGATTCCTTGAGCGCGATGCGCGCGATGTTCTGCAACTCTCCGGAAAAGCTGGCCCACTTCATTGCGTATATGTGCATCGGCCAGTTCGGCCCTTCTCCTTCCTCGTCTAGTGGTATTTGGACGCCACCTTCAGCGATCTCCCGGAGTGCATTCCTCAGCCGCTCTATCTCGTCGGCAGCTTCTTCATGGAGAAAGTCTGCGTTGGTCAGCCGCAGTCGGTCCACGATATCAGTCACTGCTTGTCTCCCCGAGTGCGATACGAAGCTCTTGAGCGGCGTACTTCAGCGCCTTTGGTCCTCCGTCCTCAATCTCGGACAGTGCATGGCGGATGCCGTTCCGTAGCCGCTCGATCTCGTCGGCAGCTTCGGCAGCATCCTGCCGAGTCCATCCGTCGCTTCTCCACGCATGAACACGCAACCGCTCCACGATATCAGTCACTGCCTGTCTCCCCGAGTGCAGTGCGGGCGACGGAAAAGGCATCGTGAAGTTGCTCGCCGTGCGAGTTCATCACGCCATCCAGCGCATCCCTTAGCTTGTCGCGCTCGGTCTTGATTGCAGCAACCTCACTCGGGCTGTGGCAGGGACCAAGGTAGCCAGCCGCACGAACCTTTGCGCGCTCGGGCAGTCCGACATATCGCCAACCCTGCAAGTCTGCGATCCAGTAATCCGGTTCTGGACCCCTTTCATCGGCCAGCCAGTGCCATCCACTCTGCTTGCGGTTCTTAGGGTATCCATCCCATGCGCCGGTCATTGCACTGCCCCTGCGATGACGTATCCGACCATCACGGCCAGCATGGCGATGGCAACCACGAGGATGGTTTGCTTCTCACTCATTGCATGCTGCCCCTGGCCTTGGCTTCCTCAGCCTCAGCCATTGCGTCACCCTGCTGCTCTTCCATCAGGTCTTGATGCATCACCCGGATGCCATTGATCGCTGTCTCAATCGCGTCCTCTTCCTGACCCGGCTTGGAATGCTTGAAGCTCAGTTCAGTCAGGGTCAGGGCGACCGCAGCAATAAGGACACGGGGGTTGGCGTTGTTCTTGATCGCCATGAACTCGGCAAAGTCCCCGAAGGCCCCCGACATATGTCGGACAAGGCCAATGGTGCGCTCGTCTAATTCTTCCATGTTAATCCCCTTCACTGGATCGTGCCCCGTTCGCGGGCCTCGTTTGCCTCGGCAATGTCCCGCTCTTTTTTCGCCTCCATCAAGTCGGCGTGCATGGCTCGGATGCCGTCAATCATCTGCTCAAGGGACCACTCCTCGTGGCCGGGCTTGGTGTGATCGAAGTTCAGTTCGGTGGCTGCCACAACAACCGCAGCCAGCATCCGGGACGGCTTGGCGCCATTGAGAACGGCGAGACCAAGAACCGCAGCCTTGATGTGTTCGCTCATCTCGATGATCTGGGCCATTTCGCCATCGCTAATCATCTCTTTTTCGTCGGACATTTGGTATCTCTCCTGTCTTTTATGGTGTGAAGATTAGCACGAATGCCAGCACCATTGCCAGCACGAAGCACACATTCGTAAGGCGTTCGGCGCGCATCAGTATTCGTCCGGGGTCAGGATGGTGGTGCTGCTGCGGTCGGCCTCGGTGATAATCCAAAGGTCGCACCGCTCGTCGGCCTTGGCTCGCACGCGATAGGCAGAGAACACGCGCCTGCCCCCTTCCATTGCGGCGATAAGGTTCACGGCTTGATCCTCTTCGTCCATGTCGGACCAGTCGAGGGAGAGGTGCCGCTCCAGGGCGCGCTTCACCTCCCAAGGCTTGAAGCTGTCCACAACGCCGGGCGTGACGAGGATCGGCCCCTCCTCTACCTCGGCGGCGAACTCATTCCGGGCTGGTGCTTTCAGCATGGGTTGCTCCTCAAACTCTGGCGTTGCGGGCAGCACTAAGCGCAAGCTCGGCCATCGCATCGACGGCCTCACTGAAGGTAAGGTCTTTGTTCTGGCGTTGGTTGGGGAAGTCCCCGATCAGGATCAGGGCGGCGAGCAAGCGGCTGCTCTGCCACTTCCAGTCCTCAACCTCCTTCTCAAGGCCCTCGATGCGGTGCTGATACCGTGTCTCTAAAGGATCGCTCTTTTCTTTCATGGGTTTCCCTTTCCAGACAGAAGGCCGGGCCTTCCCTATGCGCCACCCCGGAGGGTGACGCAGGTGGGAGGGTCTGTCCTTTACTTGCGGCGTCCCTTGCCGCGACCGGGCCAAAGCTGAACCAGACGGAGGTCGGCGGGTTCCACCCTTCGGTGGATAAGGTTCCAGTCACTGAGCTTATCGGCGGCTCGCGTGACGGCAGGCTTCGGCACCTTCAGCACATGAGCGATGGCACCAACGGTGCAGCCGGGGTTGTGTTCGATCATCCGCAGGATCGCGGCCTGCCTGCATGTCAGTTGGTCGGCGTTTGCCCACCGCAGGAGGGGCAGAACATCATCCGGGATGGTCACCTTGTTGGACTGTTCGATGGCGGGCTTGGTCATGGTGCTGTCCTTTCGTTCTGTTGTGGGTGCATTCTATCGGTGCGCTGATGTGTGTCAATAGTTATCTGTTGCGGGTGCGGCAGGGGTGCTGCCCACAAGCGTGTCGTTGGCAGGCGGCTTCGGCTTGTTGCCCTTGGCCCTGGCGACCAGGGCATTGATGCCTGCTGTCTCGGCAGGGGTAGGGGTAGGGGCACCGTCCATAAGGGTGGCGACAGGCACGCCGTCCATGTCCTCTATCTCGACGGTCGGGCGGTAGGTTTCCTGCCCGGAGCGGATGCAATCCAGAAGGTACGCGGTGACTGTATCGGTCGCGGCCTTGGCGTTGGGCGCCTCGACGCATAGCCCCTGGCGCTTGCGGGTTCCGTCCAGGGCGATGGCGGCTTGCTGCTCGGCCAGGGTGGTGCGCGAGGGCTTGCTGATGTTGTCGAGGGGGCAGAAGAAAAGCATGGTCTAGTATCCTTTGCGTCGTCTAATTGTTCTGAAAGGAAGGGGCGTTAGCCCCCTCCCCTCATTCCAGACCGGGGCAACCCTGCTTGATGAGGGATGCCAGCACGTAGTCGAAAGACTTCATGGGATCGACGCCGCACTCGCTTGCGACGTTCTTGTTGGCAGGCAGGAAGTATGTGCCGGGCGGCATCTCCAGTTCCCCGAAGTCCGACGCATACCCCTGTCCGTATTCGGTTGCTGCCCGAAAGCCCGGATGGATGGAGGCAATCGCAAAAGACAGGCGCCGCAGGGCAGAGGGATGCCCCAGACCAAAGGCCATGCGCGCGAGGTCCATCGCATCCTCGGCTGCCTTGAGGCGAGCGAACATATCCGCGACGTGCCCCTTCTGCCCGCCGGTATCGCTAGAGCATCGCCGTCCGGCAATAATCTCCACGCGGTAGCCTGCATCTTCCAGCCGGTCGCAGATGGCAGCAGCAGCCACGGCGCTGCACTCGAACACGCGGGAGCTAACGTGCGCCGGGGTGGACCAGTTGGCGACCAGGGTGATGACCGGCTGCCTGCTGCTGGCGGTCATGCCGACAGTCCGCATGTGCATGGGGTCGCCCGACAGATAGCGGGGCACACTCGGGATCGCCCCGGCCACACTCCACTTGACCAGCGCCCTGCGGACGGGGCGGGCCGTCTTGATCTTGTCCAGCAGGGGTCGGGCGCGCTCGGCGCCCTCCTCCCACCCGTCTCGGGCGTATTTCAGCGCCTCGACCATGTTTCTCGTGCCGCAGAACTCTTTGCCGCCCGACCATGCCGATCCGCAGTGTCGGTCCCCGCGAGGATCATTCGGGGGCACGTACTCCATTAGTTCTGCCATCGTGTCGAAGTGAATGGAGGCGACGCTTTTCGCCGCCTCATGAAAGGCGGGAAGGTAGGGCGCGAATTGCGCCCGGTTGGGGTCGGTCGGGAGGGATCGAAGGTCGCGCATGTCTTTTATTCCGCTGCCAGGATCACGCGGGCTGCCTGAGCCCGGCGCGTCACGTTGTCGGGGATATCCGCGATGATGCGGGCACGCTGCTCAGTGTCGAGGCCCTTCCAGATGGAAGCCTCGGCCACCACATCGAAGGGCAGCCCAACCCGCCGAAGGTTCGCGCCGCCAATGCTCGCGCGAGGGCTGATGATGTGGCGGATTTTGTGCTTGAAGGCGGCGTTGCGCGCGGCCTGGACGTAAGCCACCCAGGCGTCATCACCAGCAAGGGCGCGCTCAAGCACTTCGTCATAATCCCAAACCAGCGGGGCCGTGCGGTCAATGGTCGCGCCGTCCAGTTGGTTCGCGCCGACATAAATCCGATCGGCGCCCCGCCCGAAGGTGTTGGCCGCGACGATGGGGACAAAGTCCGGATGACGACGCACCGGCTCGGCCCGGTCGGGGAAAGACATGAACCCGTTTGCGAGGGCAGAATTGAGGGTCAGCGGAACGCTAGGGTCCGACCGATCCAATTCGTCCATGAGGTAGACGCCGCCATGCTCGAACGCTTGGCGGAAGGGGGTGGTATGATACTGCCCGGCGCCGTCCTTATAGCCGGTCAGTTCATGCTTCCCGGTCAAGGCGCCGTCCGAATAGAAGGGCAGGCCCAGGGCCGTTGCGACTTGCTCGCAGGCGGTGGTTTTGCCACCAGCCGCCGGGCCGACCAGCATAGGCATCTGCCCACCCGTCAACCGGCTGGCGATAACCATCGCCAGGAAGGTGTCGAACATGCAATGCCGGGGCGTGGCGGGCATTTCCTTAATACGCCCGGCCACCTCGATCCGCAGCACGCGGGGCGCGCCGTTCACGATAGAGCGCGCTTCCTCAAGTAGGTCGGAGAGGTCCATCCGGGCCTTGTCGGCGGCGTCGTTCACGGCAGCCTTCACCGTGTCGCCCATGCGTCGGGTGACAATCTCGACCACCGCGTTTTCATCCAGCGGGGTGGCATCCGGCGCCAGGATACGCTTGAGGGCGTCGAGGGCGGCGGCGTGATCGTTCGTGTTCACGGGTGCAGTGTCCTTTTCGTTCTTGACAGGGATGGGGAAGTCCTCGGGCTTGAAGCGCGCCGGGGTGGGGGTGGGTGCTGGCACCGGGCTGGGGACGGGGTTGCCGTCCTTCAGTGCTGCCAGGGCGGCGCCGCTGAGGTCATGCCATGCGGCGGTCATCTGCCCGACGCTGAAAAGCACGGCCCTTTCAGACGGGATGCCAGACGCGGTTAGCCAAAAGCGCACCAGTCCACGGGTGGCGCTGGTGATCGAATGCCCCGATCCGCGAACCGGGGCGCCCTTGTTTACTGCCCACCTTTCAGCGTCGGCGGGCGTGGCAAAACGTGCCTTGCGAGGCATGTCCATGCTCCTCTGGTGTTGAAGTGTCGGCGCCACTGGCGACCGGGAAACCCACCGCAAAGGCGGTGGGAAGCCGGGGCGTCAGACTTGGATGAAGGCGTACCCCTTGCCGGGCAGGGAACCGCCCAGCATGTTCGTATTCCACCCGTACTTGTTCGCCAGGGCGACGGCGGCGGCTTTGTGGTTTTCGTAAATGCCAAGGGCGTAATCCCATGACACTGTAACGCTGCCAGCGTCGGCGGTTGCCTTCACGCGGGCGCCCCGGAAGTTGGTGGGGCCGAGAAACTTTGTCTGAATCGCCTGATACATGGTTGCCTCTCCGTTGTTGGGTTGTTCTGTCAGATATCGCCCGGCAGGGCGCACCAGTTATTCCGCCGTGAGGCTGATCAGGTAGCGGCGTTCCGCCTCTGCCTCTGCCTTCGTGTCATACGGCCCGGAAACCACGTCCCCGTTAGAGGACACGTAGAAGCCGGGTTCCCCCATGAAGGGAGGTTCGTAATCTTCTGCCCAGTAGGACGGGGGCGTTAGGTATTCCACGTATAGCTCGCACACTTCGTTCATGTTTCCCTCCGTTGTCCTACGGTTCCGGGCGCACCAGCCTCTGGCTGGCCGCTATCTCCATTTCATTGACTCATCGCATGCCCTGCTGGCCGGGCTCCATGCTTCCCTCAGTGTTTGCACGCCCGGTTGATCTTCCGGCATGTTGTGCGCTGCTAGGGCGGCGTATTGTGCCACTAGGGAGAGGCGTTGAAGTAGCGCCTCGCTATTTCCGTCCCTCAGCGCCTTGCGTGCCTCTTTCAGGCAGCGTTCAGCGTGGCGGATATCTTGAACGATCTTCTTGCCGTCCATGTTCTGATCCTCTGCATCAGCAGCGCGCCGCGCGATGCGGCAGGCTGCCGGTGCAGGCGGGGACGCATCCCCGCCGGACCACATGACCCCCGGTGCAGCGCCACCCTTGACCGGCTCACGCCCATGCGGGCGGCGCGCTTACGTCTCGGGCGGCTCAATTGCTCCCTACCACCTAGGGCGACCGGCTCACGATCTTGTGTCGGCGCGCTTATGTCTGCCCCCTAGGCTGAGTTGTCATGTTTACTCGGGTCCCTACTCCGGGACAGGAACGCCCTGCCCGTGTAGATTATCGCGCTGCTGCTGACCGATTGCGCTATCCGGTGGTGGCTCTCTGCATGGGGGCGGTTGCTAGCCGCCCATCATGCTTGTGCCCTTATTCACTGTTTCAGAGAGCGGTGGCGCCGGGGTCCTCCGTGAGGTGGTCCGTGCCTGGAGATGCTTCTAAAGGTGCGCTTCGGACGGGTCAACACAAAAAAGACGCCTGTCTGATATTTTTTTTCATGGTGCGATTTCAACGGGTTACGATCCACATCAATGCGTTGTGCGATGTCTCAATGGGTTAGACCTATGGTTGCGCCATCGTTTTGTTGTGTGCTGCCCCGGCGTGCTGGTAGGATGGCCGGGCCGCATAGGGCGGCAAGATCGGGGAGCTGAGAGCGTTCCCGGTTTGTTCCTGAAGCAAGCGGCGCAAGCCGCCTTGAGGTGGCCGTGTCCGATAAGCCTAGGGGAGAGAAGACGAAGCGTAAGCGCAAACCCCCTGCCCTTCGTGTTGTGGCAGCATCCCCCGATAGGGTTGTCGTCCCCCTGGCCAATGGGCAAGGCAAAGACGCAAACGGATTGACCGCCAAGCAAGAGGCTTTTGCACAAGGCGTCGGGTCCCGTGGCGAAACCCTCGCAGTGTCCTACCGGGCCGCATATGACGCCGCCAACATGGCACCGGCCACTGTCCATGCCGAGGCTTGCCGCCTCATGGCAAACCCCGTGATCGCCGCAAGGGTTAACCAGCTAGTTATGGAAAGGCAGGCGAAAACATCGCTTGATGCCGCCCGGATCAGGCAACACGTCATCGAACGCTTGCACGCTGAGTCAACCGATCCCGATAGCCCGCCCGCCGCCAGGGTTCGCGCCCTTGAGCTACTGGGCAAGCTGGATGTTGTCGGCGCCTTCCGTGAACGGGTTGCCACTGAACCGGCAGAGGCTGCACCGGCTGACCTAGCCGCCACGCTAGAGGCCAAGCTTAGGGCCATGCTGGCAAAGGCGGGCTGAGGCTGCCGGTCTAGATAGATCGCGCGAGGTGGAGGTTGCGGTCTAAAACGGGGAAAAACAGGGGCTTGGCAGGCCGGGCGGTGATGAAAGGCCGGTCCTGCTGACCCCACCCACCGGGCACACCCCCGTTCGAGCATCGCGTACCCGCCCGCCTATACATACTATTCCACTCCAACGATCCCATAACCTTTGATAGCCTCCTCCCCCTTCATTTCCCCACCCCTCCTCAGCCATTCTCTCCCCAGAGACCCACCCCCTTCCCTTTTTGGGTCCCATACCCAGGCCGGGGATATCGCAAAAACGGCTGATTTCCCCCTCTGGTTGGCTTTTGCCGGGGTTTTGACCCATTTCTGGCTCCCTCATTCTACCTAAGATGGCGCTCGCTCCTTGGTTCTGGGGCAGAATTGCGCTTAGTCACGGCTTTGGATATGCTTTGTTCCGAAGGTTTGGGGAAGCCTAGGATGAAGATACCGGAGACGTGGACGTTGATTGCCGAGTCTCAGTACTCTGGGGTTCATGGCGCTGGCTTTTCTCGCTGGGTCTCTATCCCGGATGCTGTTGTGAGCGTGCCTGACGCCAGGGGTCTTCATCGGGATGGGCACATTCTGATGTCTCAGAAGCGTTTGGCCGATGGACATATGGGTTTGCTTATCAAGGCAAAGGGTAAGTAGGATGTCGGGCAGGAAATACCCTTCGGGCAAACTTGGCGTGACCATGAAGCAGCATTTGGTGCTGGAGTTTGTGAAAAAGTATTGTGCTGAGAAGGGTTACTCACCATCCTATCAGGAGATTGGTGAGTCAGTTGGCATTGCGTCCAAGTCTGGTGTGAAGCGGATGATTGATGCGCTCGTTGAGCGCGGCCATCTGGAACTTCTGCCAAGGCGAGCGCGTTCGCTCGCTGTCATTGAGAAGGCCGCTTGATGATTTCCTTGACCCTTGGGGCAGTATTTGATGGAATGGGCTCGGACCTCCGTCGTCTGACGGTTCAGTCTCTCCGTGAGTGTGACTTGGCCCCCAGCAATGGGGGCCTTTTTTCGTGAACCTCGAAGACATTCTGCCCAAGATCAAAGAGCTTCCCGAGTCTGAGCAGGTAGAACTGCTAAGGCTTGTGGAGAAATTGGAACTGGCCAAGGGCCGGGAGGCTTCCAGGAAGAAGTTTCTGGCGTTCGTCCGACAGATGTGGCCGGGCTTTATCGACGGCGCCCACCACAAGATCATGGCAGAAGCCTTCGAGAAGGTTCTCTTCGGAGACTGCAAGCGGCTCATCATCAACATGCCGCCCCGACACACGAAGTCGGAGTTTGCGTCTTTCCTCCTGCCTGCTTGGTTCATGGGGAACTTCCCGGACAAGAAGATCATCCAGGCCACCCACACGGCTGAGTTGGCAGTGAACTTTGGTCGGAAGGTCCGGAACCTTCTGGACACTGAAGACTTCCAGAAAATCTTTCCAGACGTAGAGCTTCAGTCTGACTCCAAGGCATCCGGTCGCTGGGCGACCAACAAGGGCGGCGAGTACTTTGCCGTGGGTGTTGGTGGTGCGATTGCCGGTAAGGGTGCGGACCTCTTCATCATTGATGACCCGCACACGGAGCAAGAGGCCATTCTGGCCGCTCATGATCCTGCGATCTACGACAAGGCGTTCGACTGGTACACGTCCGGTCCTCGGCAGCGCCTTCAGCCGGATGCCCGCATCGTGATTGTTATGACTCGATGGGGCAAGCGAGACCTGACAGGCCGTCTGATTCAGACATCAATGGATCGGGGAGATGGGGAGTCTGAGTGGGAGGTCATTGAGCTTCCCGCCATTCTGCCATCGGGAAACTCTCTGTGGCCCCAGTTCTGGAAGATCGAGGCGCTTCAGGCGCTGAAGTCAGAACTGCCCGCCCACAAGTGGAATGCTCAGTATCAGCAGCAGCCGACCAATGCTGAGGGAGCCATTCTCAAGAGAGAGTGGTGGAAGCGTTGGGATCGGGGCCGCCCGCCCGAGTGCGAATACATCATCATATCTGCCGACACCGCCTTCACCAAGAACAATCGCTCGGACTACAGCGCCTTCACTGTCTGGGGCGTGTTTAACAAGGTGAATGATTCTGGAGTCGAGGGGCAGAATATTATTCTCCTCGACGCCTTTAAGGATCGTCTGGAGTTCCCGGACCTGAAGCAGCGGGCTCTGGAGGTCTATAAGGAGTGGCAGCCGGATACGATGCTGGTCGAAGGCAAGGCTTCGGGCTTGCCTCTGATCCATGAGCTTCGTCAGATTGGGATTCCTGTGTCGGAGTTTACCCCGACGCGAGCTTCCGGCGACAAGATCATGCGGGCAAATAGCGTTAGCGATATGTTTGCCTCTGGTATAGTGTGGGCGCCCGAGACGCGATGGGCCGATGAGGTTATTGAGGAATGCGCCTCTTTCCCGAATGGGGCTCACGATGACTATGTTGACGCGGTGATTATGGCTCTCATGAGATACAGGCAGGGTGGTTTCGTCCGACTGCCGTCTGACTATGATGATGAGCCTGAGCTTCCGCGTCGTGCAGATTATTACTGAGGGGATTGGCCGTGGCTGTTGATAAAGCGATGAACCCGCTGGGTAATCCCTCCGACAGCGGCCTTGAGGTTGAGATTCTGAATCCGGATGCTGTCTCGATTGAGACGGAAGACGGTGGCGCTCTGGTCATTCTTGGGCCTGAGCTTTCCCAAGAGATGATGCCGGGGTTCCATGACAATCTGGCTGAACACATGGACCCGAGCGACCTTGGCGCTCTGGGCCATGAACTCCTGGATGATTTTGAATCTGACAGCCGCTCCAGGGAAGATTGGGAAGACACATACAAGAAGGGCCTCGACCTCCTCGGACTGAAGATCGAGGACCGCTCTAGCCCCTGGCCGGGCGCGTGCGGCGTCTTCCATCCCATTCTCTCTGAGGCAGCAGTTCGCTTCCAGTCGCAGGCTATCATGGAGACCTTCCCTGCTGGGGGTCCCGTGAAGACCAAGATTGTGGGCAGGATTACTCCTGAGCGCGAGCGGCAGGCTCTGCGGGTCAAGAATGACCTGAACTACATCCTGACCGAGAAGATGTCCGAGTACAGGAACGAGCATGAGCGGATGCTGTTCGCTCTTCCGTTGGCTGGGGCAGCATTCAAGAAGGTGTACTTCGACCCGACACTGGGTCGCCCGGCGTCGATCTATGTCCCGGCTGAGGACTTTGTTGCCCCTTATGGGGCATCCGATCTCCAGACCGCCAATCGCTATACGCATATCATGCGGAAGCACCCGAACGAGATTCGGAAGCTTCAGGTCATGGGCTTCTATCGGGACGTTGATCTCTCTCAGCCCGTTCCTGACAGGAACGAGATTCAACGCACCAAGGACAAGCTGGCTGGTGAAGAGCAGATCGATACCGATGACCGGCACATGCTGCTGGAGATGCACATCGATCTCGATCTTCCTGGCTACGAGGACGTGGGCAAGGATGGCGAGCCGACCGGCATCGCTCTTCCCTATGTCGTGACGGTCGAGCGTTCGACGGGCGTGATCCTGTCGATCTACCGGAACTGGAAGCAGGACGACGAACTGAAGCTGAAGCGTCAGCACTTCGTCCAGTATGGGTATATCCCTGGTTTCGGCTTCTACCCGTTCGGTCTGATTCATCTCGTCGGCGGCATTGCCAAGTCTGCTACGTCGATCCTGCGTCAGCTTGTGGATGCGGGCACGCTGGCCAACCTTCCTGCTGGCCTGAAGTCTCGCGGCCTTCGGATCAAAGGCGACAGCACGCCCCTGATGCCGGGCGAGTTCCGGGACGTGGATATCTCGTCCGGAGCCATTAAGGACAACATCACCTTCCTGCCCTACAAGGAGCCGTCTCAGGTTCTCGCTGGCCTCCTGGGTACGCTGGTTGAGGAAGGCCGTCGCTTTGCGTCGATTGCTGATCTTCAGATTGGTGACGCCAACCAGAGCGCCCCCGTTGGAACGACGCTGGCTCTGATGGAGCGAGCGATGAAGGTGATGTCTGCCGTGCAGGCGCGTCTTCATGCCTCGATGAAGCACGAGCTTGATCTTCTGGTGGATATCATCCGCGTCCACATGAAGGGTAACTACGAATACGAGACGGACATGGGTGCGACTCGCACCGATGATTATGATGGCAGAATTGATGTCATCCCCGTCACCGACCCGAATGCTGCCTCTCTGTCGCAGCGAGTGGTTCAGTATCAGGCGGCGCTTCAGTTGGCCGCTCAGGCCCCACAGATGTACGATCTGCCCGAGCTTCATCGACAGATGCTGACTGTCCTTGGCATTCAGGACCCCGGTAAGATCATCCCTAGCACGGATGAGAAGAAGCCGATGGACCCTGTCTCTGAGAACATGGCGATCCTGTCTGGTAAGCCCGTGAAGGCGTTTCTGTACCAAGATCACGAAGCCCACATTAAGGTCCACATGGCCGCGATGCAGGACCCGAAGATTCTTCAGCTTGTGGGGCAGTCGCCCCAGGCGTCTGCAATCCAGGCAGCGGCGATGGCTCACATCGCAGAGCATATTGGATTCCAGTATCGCCGTGAGATCGAGGATCAGCTTGGCGTCGAACTGCCGCCGCCTGACGAACATCTGCCCGAAGACATTGAGGTTGCCCTCTCCAAGCTGATTGCAGACGCGGCTGGCAAGCTTCTCCAGAAGGACCAAGCCGAAGCCCAGATGCAGGAAATCCAGCAGAAGATGCAGGACCCTGTTGTCCAGGCTCAGATGCAGGACGCCCAGAACAAGGCGGCTGAAATCCAGAGGAAGACGCTCAAGGATCGCGCCGACCAGATGGCGCGTCAGCGTCAGCAGCAGATTGAACTTGAGCGGATCGCCTCTCAGGAGCGGATTGCTGGGGTCAATGCCGGGATCAAGGCAATGTCCCAGAAGCAGTCCAATGACCAGCGTGGCGACTACGACAACGCAAAGATCAAGCTCGACGCCATGCGTCTTGGCGCTGATCTGATGAAGGGCAAGTGATGCCAGCTTCCGAGGAAAACGTCCTGGAGTTTCTTCGTCAGAAATTCCGGGAGATGATGAACATCCACGCAGACCACATTGCTACTGGCGGTGTGGTTGACTGGGCCGATTATCGGCATCAGGTTGGTGTTATTGAGGGTTTGGCGAAAGCCGAAAGAGAACTGCTTGACCTAGAGGAACGCCTCAGTCGGCAGGACTAATCGCCCATTGTGGGTGCAGGGTATCGCACGACCCTAACAGTGCGCTCAAAGGACTACCATGCTTAACGTTGATATCAAGATGCCGGACGGAGATGCTGTTCGAGGGGCAACTCAGCTTCCTCAACCGGCTGGCTTCAAGCTTCTGATTGCTCTTCCTGAGCTTGAGGAAAAGACGGACTCTGGCATCTACTTGCCGGAACAGGTGCGGGAAAAGGAATCTCTTGCAACTGTTGTTGGCTTCGTCCTAAAGATGGGGTCACTCGCCTATAAAGACCCTGCCAAGTTCCCGGATGGCGCTTGGTGCAAGGAAGGGGATTGGGTTTTGTTCCGTGCTTACAGCGGCACCCGTATCAAGATTCATGGCCGGGAGTTCCGGATCATCAATGATGATACTGTCGAGGGTGTTGTTGAAGACCCGCGTGGGATTGCACGGGCATGAGCGCGACCCGGAAGGCTGAAGAGTCCGACGAGGACTTCACCGTCGAAATTGTGGATGACACCCCGGACGAGGATCGCGGCAAAGCGATTGCCCCGGAGGTCACCGATAACGACGACGACATCACGGTAAAAGACGACGAGATCGCCAACTACCGTGAGTCTTGGAAGCAGCGCCTGAAGGAGCTTTCCTTCAAGAGCAACGCCGAGCGGCGAGCCAAGGAGCTTGCCGCCAAGGAACGCGACGAGGCAATTCAGCTTGCCCAGCGCCTTGCTGAAGAGAACAAGAAGTACCGCGAACTCGCCGGTAACACGGAGAAGTTTGCTGCCGATCAAGCCAAGGCTCGTGCCGAGTCTGACATCAGCGCCACCAAGAGGCTGATGAAGGAAGCGTTCGAGGCTGGCGAGACCGACAAGTTCCTGGACTATCAGGAGCAGCTTCAGCGTTTCGTGAATGAGCATGATCGGTATGCGAACTACAAGCCGGTTGCTCTGCCCGAGCCGCAGTATGAGATTCCCCAAGTTCGTCCTCAGCCGGATGCAAAGGCCGTCGAGTGGGCCGGGCGTAATTCCTGGTTCGAGGGGCAGAACGAGCTTGAGAAGGAGATGACGGGTTACGCCTATGCTGTCAGCGATATGCTGATCCGAGAGCATAAGCTCGACCCGCGTGGTGATAAGTACTACGAGGAAATCACGCAGCGCGTTCAGCGCCGTTTCCCCGAGTACTTCCAGAAACCTGAGCCGGAAATTGACGCGACGGCTAAGGTGGCATCGGTGGTCGCTCCCGCTACTCGTAGCACCAAGACCAACCGCACAGTGCGTCTCACGCCGTCTCAGGTTTCGCTAGCCAAGAGATTCGGCCTTACCCCCGAGCAATACGTTGCTCAGTATCTGAAGGATTACGGTCATGGCTGACCGCACCCCCCGCGACCTTGAAACGCGCGAACAGCAGATTCGCCCGACTTCTTGGCGCCCCCCTTCGATCCTTCCTGATCCTAAGCCTGAGCCGGGGTATGTCTTCCGCTGGGTCCGCACGAGCATGATGAACTCGGTGGACAACACCAATGTCAGCAAGCAGTTACGCGAGGGCTATGTGCCTGTTCGTGCCGAAGATCATCCTGAACTGATGCTGGCAGCCGACAAAGACAGTCGCTTTAAGGGCAACATCGAAGTCGGTGGTCTCCTTCTGTGTAAGATTCCGGAGGAAGTCGTGCGGCAGCGTGCGGCTTACTATGGGAATATGGCGCAACAGCAGATGGACAGCGTGGACAACAATCTGATGCGCGAGAGCGATCCTCGTATGCCGGTCCTTCGTCCGGAGCGGTCTTCGAGGACCACGTTTGGTCGTGGTCCCAGGGAATAATTCTTTGGGCCATATCTCCCAACCCCACATGGAAAGGTAACGGAAAGTGGCTTCGACCTCTTCCCCGTATGGGCTTCGTCCCATCAACCTTCTGGGTGGTCAGGGCTATGCTGGTTCGACTCGCGAGTATGCGATTCCCGCTAGCTATGCCGTGAACATTCAGTATGGCGACCCGGTGATCATCACCAACACGGGTTCGACCCGTGGTACTCTGGCGCGCTTCAACGCCACCACGACCGCCGCGACTATCACCTCGACGGGTGGTGGCTTTGGTTATGTCGGCGTGTTCGTGGGCGTCACGTTCACCGATCCGGTTTACGGCACGGTGTTCCGCCAGAACTATACGGCTGGCAACACGGCGACCGACATCCAGGCTTATGTCGTGGATGACCCGGACGCTCTGTTCCAGGTGCAGGCTGACGACAGCCTCGGTCAGACGGCTCTGGGCTGCAATGCGGCTCTGATCCAGACGGTTGCTGGCAGCAGCGGCGTAAACATCAACTCTGGCGTTGGCCTCGATGCCTCCAGCATCGCGACGACCAACACTCTGCCGGTTCGCATTGTTGACTTCGTCAACAGCACGACCAGCCAGATTGGTGATGCGTTCACCGACGTGATCGTGCGTATCAACACGCACTTCCACCGCACCGGCAATACCGGCTCTGCCGGTACGGCTGCTAGCTAAGGAGGCTGTGAAAGATGGCTATTTCACGCGCACAGCTTCTCAAGGAACTGCTTCCGGGCCTGAACGCTCTGTTCGGTCTGGAGTACAAGCGGTACGCTGAGGAGCATAAGGAAATCTACGAGACTGAAAACTCGGAGCGTTCCTTTGAAGAAGAAGTGAAGCTCTCGGGCTTTGCTGCTGCCCCGGTCAAGAACGAAGGTGCGGCGATTGCGTACGACAACGGCCAGGAAGCCTGGACCGCTCGTTATACGCATGAGACCATCGCGTACGGCTTTTCCATCACCGAAGAGGCGATGGAAGACAACCTGTACGACAGCCTGTCTGCTCGTTACACCAAGGCGCTTGCGCGCTCGATGGCGTTCACGAAGCAGGTGAAGGCTGCGTTCCCGCTGAACAACGGCTTCACCAGCTACCAGTCTGGTGACGGCGTTACGCTGTTCAACACCCAGCATCCGCTGGTGTCGGGTGGCTACAACAGCAACCGCCCCGCCACGGCGACCGACCTGAACGAGACCAGCCTTGAGGCTGCTGTCATTCAGATCGCCGCCTGGACGGATGAGCGTGGTCTGCTGATCGCGGCCCGTCCGCGTAAGCTGATTGTGCCGCCGTCGAACATGTTCGTTGCCACCCGACTGCTGGAGACGGAACTCCGTACCGGCACGGCTGACAACGACATCAACGCGCTGAAGTCCAACGGGTCTATCCCCGAGGGCTATACGGTCAACCACTTCCTGACCGACCCGAACGCGTGGTTCCTCATCACCGACATCCCGAACGGCATGAAGCACTTTGTGCGTTCGCCGCTCGCCACGTCGATGGATGGGGACTTCGACACGGGCAACGCGCGCTACAAGGCTCGCGAGCGTTACAGCTTCGGCGTGTCTGACCCGCTGGGCATCTTCGGTTCGCCCGGCTCGTCGTAAGACGGTCCGCACGCCGAATAACGGGCAGGGGGCTTCGGCCCCCTGCTTTTTTTGTGCTTGCTGTAACCTTTCTAGACCGGGCATAATGTGGGTGATTCCGGGCAAACCGGCTTCACTGACTGTCCCGGCAGACATGAACGAGACAGTGAAGCCATAGTGTGTGAGAAAAACGATGGCGTTCACCACGTTTTCCGGCCCGGTTCGCTCGGGCACTGTCCGTGAGGGCGCTGCCCGTAATACGGGCCTTGTTGTTCTTACCCAGTCTTATGACACGGGCGTTGTGACGGCTGGCGTCGGCAACGTGGATGCCGCTCTCGGCATTCTGCCCCAGGGTTCTCAGATCGTGGACATCACGGTCGATCAGGTTGTGGTTCCGGGCGGCACCTCCACCTCCACTGTGTCGGTTGGTAACGCGACTGGCGGCGCACAGCTTATGGCTGCCGTGGCAACGACGGCTGGTGGCCGCTTCCGTGGTACCGCCACGGCGACGACGCAGCTTGCGTGGCAGACCTCGACTTCGGCAGGTACGCCTGTGTTCGTGCGCTATGCGGTTGGCTCGGAGGCTGGTGTTGGTCGTGCGATCATCACCGTCTCCTACGTCCAGCGCGCTCCGAACGGCGCCCAGAACCCTGCCAGCGCCTAACAGCTAAGGAGGGCTCTGCGTCATGCAGACAGATGTCCTTGCTAGCGCCGTCCGCACGACGGACGGCGTGATGAATGACCAAGCGGGCAATGCGATTGGCCGTTGCCGCGTGAAGGGTATCTACATTGTTCCTGCTGCCGGGGCGGGCAGTGTTGTCTTTCGGGACGGCTCTACCGTGGCTGGCCCAAGCAAGATCACTGTGAATACGATCACCGGATCGACCAGCACCAACTGGCTTCTGATGCCGGGCGAGGGGCTTCTCTTTCAGACCGGCATCTTTGCCGACCTGACGGACGTTGCCTCGGTGATGGTCATCTATGGCTAAGACCCCAGCTTGGCAGCGTGCCGAAGGCAAGTCCAAGTCTGGTGGCCTGAATGCCAAAGGCCGAGCTTCTTATAACCGGGCCAACCCAGGGAAACCTGGGTTGAAGCCTCCCCAGCCTGAAGGCGGTTCCAGGCGGGACAGCTTTTGTGCGCGCATGAAGGGGATGAAGAAGAAGCTCACCTCGGCAAAGACGGCCAACGATCCCAACTCTCGTATCAACAAGTCCCTACGGGCCTGGAATTGCTGATATGACCCAAGACACGGAAGCAGTGAAGAACGTTGTTGATGCGGTTTCTATAGGAACTGTCGTGGCTACTTTAGCTGGCGTCCTGCCAAGCATCGCAGCGATCTTCACGATTTGCTGGACTGCTATCCGCATCTACGAGACCGAGACAGTAAAGAAGCTTCTTGGCAAGAAGCCTGCACCTCAAGAGCCTGGGGCTTGATGTGGAACTGCCTAAGCTAACTCCTGTCGTTCAATTTGCGACAGCCACGTTTGCGTTGGCTGTTGGCGGCTATACGGCTGGGGAAAAGTTTGGGTGGTTCCGGAACGAGATCATCACCTGGACGCCCGAACACTTCAGGATTGCTGATGGCAGAATAGGCCAGCCAATCACCGTGACCGTGGCCCGGATCAAGCGTCGGGATGATTGCTCTGTAGAAGGCTTCAGCGTCACGGTCAGGGATGCCACTGGCCTCATTCATGAGGCAACGCCTAGCATGACGCGCTTCACTGGACCGGCTGGCCCAGAGATCGACACCTTCACCTATACGCTAGAGCTTTCAGACAGGTCTCCGGTTAGCCCTGGCCGGGCAACCCTGCTCGCCACAATCCGTTACAAGTGCCCGGAGGGGGAGCGTACCGTCACCTATCCACGTCATCAGAACCTGACGTTCATGCTGGAGAGATAGGATGGAAGCCCTTCTTAATCTTGTCCGCACCGTTGCCCCGTCCATCGCTACTGCCGTAGGTGGCCCGCTGGCGGGGATGGCGACGCGAGCCATCTCCGAAGCTCTTCTTGGAAAGCCGGATGGGACCGAGGATGAGCTTATAGAGGCGGCCAAGAGCGCCACGCCAGAACAACTGCTTGCCCTGAAGCAGGCAGAAAATAACTTCGTGATCCGGATGCGTGAGCTTGATGTTGATCTTGAGCGCATATCGAACGAGGATCGTAGTTCTGCCCGTGAACGAGAAGTTAAGACGGGCGACCACACGCCCAAGTTTCTTGCGGCTGCTGTGACCTTCGGCTTCTTTGGCGTTCTCTTCTGGATGATTGCCTACGGCCTGCCTGAGAATGGTGGCGAGGCAATGCTGGTTATGCTGGGGACATTGGGCACGGCATGGGGCGCTATCGTCTCTTACTACTTCGGCTCTTCGGCTGGCTCTCGCGAGAAGACCCAGGCCATGAACAGGATCATGGGCAAGTGAAAGACAACTTTGAACGCTGCCTGAAGTTCGTGCTTCACCATGAGGGTGGGTGGTCTGACCATCCCCGTGACCCTGGCGGCGCGACGATGAAGGGCGTGACCCTGGCGGTCTACAAGGAATACCTTGGCCGGGATGTCACCAAGGACGAGCTTCGGAATATTCCAGACGCCCACCTCCATGACCTCTACCGCACTCGGTATTGGGACAAGGCCCGCTGCGATGAGTGGGCTCCTGGTGTGGACCTGTCTGTTTTCGATCTCGCCGTGAATGGTGGGGTTGGTCGTGCAGCCAAGATTCTCCAGCGTTGTGTTGGGGCAGTACCCGATGGAGCTATTGGCCCGAAGACCATCGCTGCCGTTAACGCAGTCCCGGCCAAGAACCTCATTGTTCGCTTTGCCGAAGACAGGCGTGAGTTCTATAAAAGCCTCAAGGCTTTTGAGACGTTCGGTCGCGGATGGCTTCGTCGCACCGATGAATGCGAAACCGAAGCCATGAAGATGGCAGGAGAAAGCTAATGAACATGAAGAAGCCGCGTATGCCGAAGGCTGGTGGTAGTGCCGATGCTGGCATGGCGATGCCGCGTTTTGGCGCTCGCGCGATGCGTCCAGGCGGCATGGCCAAGGGTGGCAAGATTCACGCTGATGAGGCGATGGACAAGAAGCTGATCCGCAAGGAGATTGCTCGCGCCGAGAAGATGGAAGACAAGTCCGAGAAGGGCATGAAGAAGGGCGGCTACGTCAAGAAGATGGCGGCTGGCGGCTCTGCCTCCAAGCGTGCGGATGGCGTTGCCGCCCACGGCAAGACCAAGGGGAAGTTCATCTAATGGACCGTCGCCGTCGCGTTCCCTCCTATGAGGAGGATATGACGCCGCCCCGTGGCATGCGGGGCTTCCGCTCCAATGCCGTCCCAACCGACGAGCCGATGCCGCCGCGTCGCAGCTTCGAGGAGGACATGACGCCTCCTCGTGGTATGCGTGGCTTTGATCCTCGTATGGTCCCCACGGACGAACCGCCGCCGGGCCGTCCTTCTCGCATGGCCAAGGGCGGCGCTGTGAAGATGAAGTCCGGTGGCGTCACCCGTGGCGATGGTTGCGCCACTCGTGGCAAGACCAAGGGCCGCATGGTGTGAAGAAGCAGGAGAAAATCGGGAAGGTCATGAGGGAGTTCAAAGAGGGTTCCCTCAAGTCGTCCAGTGGGCAGAAGGTGAAGAACCCGAAGCAGGCTGTGGCGATTGCTCTTTCCGAGGCTTCTCGCATGGCCGAGGGTGGTCGGGTTAAGCCGCAAAACCCGAAGCTGTGGGCTGCCGCCAAGAGTGCCGCTAGGGCCAAGTTTGACGTGTACCCTTCTGCCTATGCGAATGCCTGGGCATCCAAGGAGTACAAGAAGAAGGGCGGCACTTGGCGGGGTCCTGATAATAGGGTGTCCAAGAAATGAAGGGCGGGCTCGGCAAGTGGTTTGGTGAGAAGTGGGTGGATATCAAGACCGGGAAGCCGTGTGGCCGAAGCGGCTCTGAGAAGTCCAAACGCGGATACCCTGCTTGCCGACCCTCTGCCGCCGCCGCCAAGATGTCTTCTGGGCAGAAGGCCACGATGGCTAAAACGAAGACTGGGCCTGCTCGCAAGAGTTGGCCTATAAGTCCTAGTGGGAAGAGCAAGTCAGTGGCTCGCGTACACTCCAAACTGGGGCGACCCTAAATGACGACCTCCGGTACAGCGGTCTGGAATCTCGACATTGCCGACCTCATCGAGGAGGCATACGAGCGCGCTGGCCTTGAGGCTCGCACGGGCTATGATTTCCGTACTGCCCGTCGATCCCTGAACATTCTGTCGGCTGAGTGGTCGAACCGGGGTCTGAACCTCTGGACCGTTCAGGAGAATGCTCTTGTTCTTACGCCTGGGGTGAAGACCTACTCCCTGGCAGCCGACACGATTGATATCATCGAGACGATGATCCGGGTTACCACCAGCGGATCGCCTCTGGATTATACCGTGTCTCGTATTGGCGTTGGCGATTACGCCACGCTGCCAAACAAGAACACGACGGGTCGCCCTCTTCAGATTTATGTGAACCGACAGGTGAGCCCGGAGTACACGCTCTGGCCGGTTCCCGATCTGCCCTACACGATTCTGTATTGGACGATGCGTCGGATTCAGGATGCCACTACGTCAACTGACGTAATGGACATGCCGGTGCGTTTTGTCCCCGCCCTCATCGCTGGTCTTGCCTTTCAGGTTGCAATGAAGCGCCCGGAGGCTGCGGCCAGGGTTCCTCTGCTGAAGCAGGAATACATGGAGCAGTTCCAGCTTGCTGCGGACGAGGATCGCGGTCGCGAGCCTGCTCGCTTCGTGCCCTGGTCTTCGTACCCATGACGGTTAAGTTTGCGCGCGGCAACAAAGCTTACGCTTTTTGCGACAGGTGTTACCAGAGGTATGACCTAAAAGACCTGACTTGGCAGGTTGTTAACCAGAAGCCCACCGGCCTAAAGGTGTGCGATGAATGCAATGATGTGGATCATCCCCAGTATCAGTTGGGCAAGTTCCCCATCAATGATCCAGTTGCTTTGCAGGACCCGAGGCCGGATATTAACCCAGGCCGAAGCCTGAATGGTTGGAATCCTGTTGGCAATTCTGCCACCACGACGAACGGCAACGTGGGCAACGTTGCTATCTTTGTAGGATAGGAGCGCATCATGAAGGGCAAGGCCCACACGCCGACCAGCATGGACATGAAGAAGTACGGGCGGAACATTGCTCGTGCCATGAAC